TGGTACTAAATACGAAATTGAGACTGAATCAAACTTCGTAAATGCTATCCTTAGACCTCAAGCCGTCGTAGAAGCGACGTCCAGTAACTAGTTTTAGTTACAAAGAAGAATTAAATTAATTCTTTACAGAGGGGTTTCTTGGTGTTACTATGAGACTCCTCGATAAAGAAAAGGTTAGTTATGAAGTATAATCATTTAACAATTAATTATAGCATTACAGATGGTAAGAAAGTCCTCTGTACTTGCGACTGTGGAAACGAAAAGTTTATTTCTAAATATTTTGTTGAAAAAGGTATTACAAAATCTTGTGGTTGTATAAAGAAGACTGCTGCAAGAGAGTCAGGTAAAGTAAGGCAAAAGGTCAAGATAGAAGACTGGTTAGGTAAGAAAATTAATTACCTCACTATTCTCGGAGAGGAATATGTAACAGTTGCGTCGGGAGCTGTTCATAGATATCTAGTTTGTTCATGTGAATGCGGAAACTTCTATAAAGGATGTATTCATATGATAACTAAAGGTAAAACTAAGTCTTGTGGATGTTGGAAAGTTGTAGCTGACTCTCTTCCTAAATCTCATGGGCTAAGTAATACGCGCATCTATAATATCTGGTGTGGCTTGATTGCGCGTACAACTAACCCTAATGAACAATGTTATGAAAATTATGGTGGCAGAGGAATTAAAGTTTGCGATAGATGGAAATCCTTTGAGAATTTTTATGAAGATATGTTTAGTACATATTCTGAAGAACTTTCAATCGACAGAATCGACGTAAACTTAGGGTACTCTAAAGAAAATTGTAGATGGGTTACTATGAGTGTTCAAGGCCATAATAAAAGAAAATTACCTAAATGTCTATCTGATTATATTGGTGTTACATTTGATGATAAGACAAGCAAATGGCGTTCTCGTATTACATTGTCCAAGGGAAATAGAAAACATCTAGGCATGTTTACAACCCAGTTAGATGCTGCTATAGCCTATGATAATGCCTCGGAAGAGGTGTACGGAGATAGACCTAATAAGACAGTGAAATAATAACCAGCCCTCCATTTCTGGAGGGCTTATTCATGTCCCTATTGATCCTCAGTAGAGATATGAATAAGGAAACAACATGGCAGCAATTGACCCAACAACAAATGAAGGAAAACTAAGATTACGACTTGGCGACTGGCGGGACGTGACGTGGTTGCCTTCTTCAGTATATCAACAAACTTTAGTAGACTGCAATAACAATCTTACTAAAGCTGCTGGCCTTCTGGCTCAGTATATCTTAGCAATCTTAGCTCAAGGTACTAGAAGTAAGCTTGGCGTATTGGAGTCTTATGACGACCAAGCATTTACTCAGTACCGTCAATTTATTATTGATACTGTAAGTAACCCAGCAATCATGAATCTATCCCCATTGGCTATTGTCTCTGGAGCTGGAGAGCCTAACCCACTAATTGAGTTTAGTGATTTATGGAATGCAGGATATATCGCAACTACGTCTACACAAGATATGCAACTATATGCTGGAAAGCCCGTAGAGAGCTACACATCTTAAAATATATATTTATAAGAAAGTACAAATATGAGCGGATTATTAGTAAAAATTGAAGAATTAAATGGTTTTATTTATGAGAATGAATTTACCTCAATCAGTAATACTAGACAATCTATTTCAATTCCAAGCGGTTTAGAAGCAATTGAGATTTCATTTTTTCCAACAGCAGCAGCTTCTATCTACGACATTCTTGATGTAGTTATTAATGCTTCAACAAACGGAGATGCCGACACAAAATTAGTAACTGTTGGGTCTAGATATCCAGTCCCTGCTGGTAAAACTTTACGTCAAACCATCCCGTCAGGCGGTACTTTAATTACTCGAATTGATTTAAAAACTAGAGCCGCTGCTGCTGGAGCTAACTTAGTAGTAATCTATGGAAAGATGCCAGCATGATAGTTAGTTATGATCTGTCAAGTTCCGATTTAATCGGATCAATGAGTAATGGAGTGATAGGTCAAGTTCCTCCCGGAAGTAACAATGCAATGACTTCTAGTTATGCAATTCGTTATCTACCATCTCAGGGTGCAAACGATTCATTGGTATACGACTTATCTGGTAAAAACAGAAATGCAACAATTAATGGGAACATCATTGTAAACGGTAGAACAATTACCTCTACATTGACTCCTGCTACAGCTTGGTCAGGATTAGGGATTACATTAGGTAGTGCAACAGGAGCTTTACCTGTACTAGACCCTGTGGTATTAAATGAATACCGTCCAGATCAAGGGGATTCCTTGCTATTGTTCGCCAAAATGTACATCCCAGCTATCCCAGCTACAAATAATACAAAAACGTTATTTGGTTCTCAAGGAACTAATGCATCATCACAGAATAACGGTATAAGGTTTGTTATCGCGTGTCAAGACCATTCATTACCCGGAACTATTTATTTAATCTCGTATGATGGGATTGGTGGAAGTAAATTTTCAGATGTATCTTCTGGCGTTGTTACTACATTGTCTGATAATTATTTAGCATGGTATTTAGAATCTTCTACTGCCAAAGTTAAGCTGTATGTAAATGGAGTATCATCTATATCAGGGACAAATCAATTTTATTTGAGAAATTACTACCCTGACATTTTAACTTCTACCACAGCAAATACACCTCCTTTTGGTATTGGTGGTGGAGGGCGAGACTTAAGTGTAGGTATCCCAAATGCTGTTATTAAACAATTTGATATGATTATTGTCAAAGGTAGATCAATTTCTGATCCAGATGCGTTAGTTTCAAAATTAACAATCTTCCCCGGTATCCCGATTTCAGAGGGAGACATAAGTTGACAATTTTACTGAAGTGTACTCCTGAAAAATGGAGTACAGATATATCAGCAGTAGATTACGCCCAAGCAAGTATATATTCAACACCCATACCAAATTTTCCATATAAACGCTCCGATGGGTCAATACAAATTGACAATGTAAAATTCAATAACATTGATTGTTTTAAATTTTATGTCAAAGGTAGTGACCCTTTGAGGTATAGCGGGCATCGCGCCGAATTTACCAGTGGACAAGGTATTGTAAACAAAGCCGCATGGAATAATGTAACATTAAATCCATCTGGTACAGTTACGCGATGGTATTCTTTTGCATTTAGATGTGAATCACCTTGGGATAAATTTGAAGATTCCACCCAGACTTGCGTACTTTTTCAACTACATCAAAATGGAGACACTATTGCAGCAGGTAATCCAGCGCCCTACAATGGGGATGATGTGGTTGGCCCGGTATTACTTGGTTTGTTCTGTCACGGTAACAAATGGCAGATTAGAAATAGCTATTCATCTACACCTATTGTGACAAGTTATAGTGAATCAGTTATCTATGAACGTCCAATTATAACGGACGAGTTTCAATATGTAACAATAAAAATTACATTTGGATGGAACAATGATGGTGAAACAACTGTCTATTGGAATCATAGGGAAGTCTTTAAACAGATTGGTGTAAATAACGCCCATAACAATTTTACTGGCCCTTTCATGAAATTCGGTGTTTATCTAAGAAATCATAATATTGATACTAACCCATATCCGGCAGATAGGTTAGTGTTTCACCGAGGGGTTATAATTGGGGATGGAAACTCGTCATTCAATGAAGTACAGTTCGATAATAAAGTAGAATTACCTAAAGCAACAGGTAAGGCTATTTTTAAGATGAGGTAAGTATTATGAATAATCCTTACATGGAAAAATACGCCAGAATTGTACGTAAAGAGATGGACAGGTATGGATTCGAGCTTACTGTAATCCGTAAGGAAGATTCAGTATATGATCCAGCCTTAGGTACAGCAGTAGATGTAACTACAGAGTTTAAATGTAGAGGTATCCTTTTTGATTTAACTTTACAAAGCAATGGTACAGGCACTTCTAAGAATAGTCTGATTACTGCTGGAGATAAGCAGATATTTATTGAGCCAGCAGATCAAGATGGTTGGTATCAAGATAATGAATTAGATGCTATTAAGCCAGAAAGAGATAAAATCTTAATTGGTAGCACTCTTTATAGTGTCATAACAGTGAAGCAAATCAATCCATCAACAAACTGTAGTGTACTCTACGATTGCTATATAAGAGCATAATATGTCACAAATTAAAGTAAGGTCAGATGGCCTTTTTGAGATTATCCATGCTCCGGGTGCTATCCTAGATTATGGATTTAATTGGAGTAGCTGGTTACAAGCTGGAGAGACTATTGTAAGTAGCACATGGACTATTGATCCTACTCTAGTATTGTCTAGTAGCCAGAATGTATCAGGAGTAACCAGTACATTTGTAAATGGCGGCACTCTTGGTTCTGTCTATACATTGATTAATACAATCACTACAAGCAATGGCAGAGTTGATAGTAGAGCACTTATCTTGAGTTGCCAGAACAAGGGTAACTATTGACAAAGCTTCTTATCATGTTATATTACATAAATAGAGAAAGACATGGCAAGAAAATCATTCTCAGATAAATTAAAAGCTATTACAGCAAAACAAAAGAAAGAGATAGATTCAAATATCTGTCTTTTCTCCAGACAGTTATTCCACAGTATTATTGAGTATACGCCAGTTGGCAGAGAGTGGTACGGTAAGTTCCATAATGACAGACCGGGTTGGTTAGTAAATAATTGGCAACCTGCTATCAATTCTATAGATATTTCATTGCAGCAACGAGCAGGCAAGAATAAAACTGGTGCTCATAAGCGTGTTGATACAATAGTTATTAACGGCTCATTTTTAAGAGATGGCTACGTTACATTAACTAACAATGTGCCTTATGCTTTCAGAGCCGAGTATGCGGGTTGGCCTAAGCCTCAATGGTCTGGATTAACAGAGCCTTACGGTATGGTTAGAAAGTCTGTAATAGATATTATGTCTAAATATGGCAAATAAGGAAATTGAATGTCTGTTCGCTCAGATTTAGAAACTAGATTGCAACTTTGGGCTGACTCTCAATCTCCTAAATTGAAGATTGCTTGGGAAGGCCAAGCCTTTCAGAAACCCACTTCTGGAGTTTTCTTACAGGCATTTATTATGAGGGCTAAAAGTCGTAACTCAAATTTAAGTGGTATTGACTACAGAGAGCATGGACTTTGGCAAATCAGCGTTTGGGGTCTAGACGGTAAAGGTTCAGCAGAAACTGAACAGGTTGCTCAAGACCTAGTAAACTTATTCCCTGTTGTTCCTAAATTTGCTCAAACAAGTATAGAACAAGTGGGTACTATAAGTCAAGCAGATATTATTGATGGCTGGAGAGTGGTTCATGTAACCTTCCCCTACCGTAAAGAGTCACAAACAAATTAATAAGGAAATACAATGGCAACTATTGCCCAAACAAATATGCGTGTTGGTGTTCCAACAATCATTACTCCTACACTATCAGCAGCATCTCCAACTAAAGATGCTCTAGTATACAATCCCGGCACTTACCAGTTGCTAGAAATCCGTAACACTACTGGCGCATCTGTAGATTGTGTTATTGCTGGTTCTACTGCTACTACTATCACTCCTGATGGTTATGGCGGTACTATTTCAGTATCAGCCGGTAAGACTGTTACAGTAGGAGCTAATGCTACCGTAATCGTATCTCTAGATAGCATTAAGTCTTATCTACAAGGTAATATTACTACTGCAAGTACTGGTACTGCTGGTGCTCTAGCTTACAACCTATTCTCACTATAATCTAGTAGATAATAAAGGAAATAACAAATGTCTCTAGCTATTACATCCGCTGGTAGTAAAATTTACATTGGTAGCCCACCAGCAGTTTACCCGCCTACCCTAGCTTCTTTTCAAGCAGTAGGCGACTTTACCGAGATTGCTGAAGTCGTAGATATCGGTGAATTCGGTAAGAAATACAACCAAGTTACACATTCACCATTATCCAGCCGACAGATCATTAAACGTCGCGGCAGTTACGACAATGGCACTGCAACCATTCAAATGGCTTATGCACCTGCTGATCCCGGTCAAGTGAAACTTGCCGCTGCACTTCAGACTGACGTATCACAATCTTACAAGGTTGTTCTACAAGATTTAACAACATTCTTCTTCACGGCCCAAGCAATGGGGAATCCAATTTCCATTGGCGGTGTTGATAGTATTACATCTGCGTCTTGTGACCTAGAAGTAGATAGTGAAGTATTCAAGCAGTAATGAATTTACGCTGGAATAAAGATAAGTTCGTAGAGGCTTCCGTTGAAATACACGGAAGTCTTTTTGACTACTCTAATGTTGAATGGAAAACAATTACTTCTAAAGTAGAAATCATCTGCCCTGTACATGGAAGCTTCTGGCAAGTACCTGATAAACATTTAAACGGGCAAGGATGTAAACACTGTAGAGGAAGTAAAATTTCTAGTACAAAACGCAAGACATTGGAACAGTTTAAAATTGATGCTAATAAACTGCACT